TAATATTAATAGGGGTAGAACCACCGCCCAGATATTCTGGACGTTGGAGCCTGGCATCAGGACTAATAACACCAAAGTGAGCCCGAACCAATTCAGTATATCGAGTACCGCCACGAGCATCCCTCTCTAAGAGTTTCTGAATCTGAAAAGACTGTCTTAATTGAGAAACAGTAGCTGCAGTAGCAGCAGACAAATCGGTAAATAAACCAGTTTGATTACCAAATATAACATCCTTAGCAGCAGTAGGGGCAGCATTAGGATAGAGATAATTAGCAACACCAGTACCTGAACGAATATTCAAATTCGAATAAGTTGCATCCGCAGCGGAAAAATTAGGAGTATTACCGCTAGACAAAACAGGGGCAGAAGTGCCCAGGGGTAGGGTGACAGCAGTCCCCCCCTTTTGAGCCCACGGCAGCGCAGCCGTGAAATAATCATGTCGCTTACCGCGACGTAGAAGGGTGTAGTTAGCAACAGTATCAGGTCCATCACCACGATCAACTACAACAGAATTCTGCAAATTCTCGTCTCTAAACCATTCATTGAATATAAGGTTATAGGCACGAGTAGGGAGAGCAGAATGAGAAACAGTGTTGCCAGCCAAACCAATGGCGCCAACCGTAGGCAAGCCGAAATAGTCTTGCAAAGAACTTACAGCGTAACCGCCTGCAGGCGATACTTGTTGAGGAATAACATAGGAAATAGAATCAGCAGGATTATCTTGCTGACCCATGAACTTAACCCAGTTAGTCCAGACGAGACGATTAGGAACAAAGAAAAAGAATGTCTCGAGATGTAGATTATCCATAATAGGAAAAATCGGAGTCGCTACGCGAGCAAAAGCAGTCATTGAGAAATTGAAGGTATCACCTGGAAGGACTTCATCACAATAAATAGGAACAAGATAACCACTGTCAAACGTGGTCTTGTGAGTAGACTGACGGTCAAACGAAGAACGAGGAATATCAGCCTTAGGCACCATCGAAAATTTGTGTGTATCTACAGATTTGTTACGAAACATAATTAACCCCGTCTATAAAAATAAAAACCGTCTACATGGGGGGAACTTCCCCCCATACCCCTTATACGACCAAACTAGAAAGCTCTAGTATTAATTTAGGAACGATCGGTATTAATCGTCCCGTTACTTCATCAAATGAACCAACATCAAATAGCTGAAAATCCCCAGGATGTTTGGCGAAAGTTTCAGACTTTTCAGATGCGTTGACAGATTCACCAATTGCCCTGGCTAATTGACCAATGCCAGGAGTACAGATCGGTGCAGTGAAAGTTTCAGCTTTCTTGTCATACATGCATACTAGTCTTAACATTATAAACTCCGTTTAAGTTGTGCCAGCCGAGCCTGGGCAACAACAGATTTAACACGCAACCTCTCGGGTGTGTTATCCGCAGAATGCGGAATAGAAGCAAGCTCGCGAAAATATTGTATATCCTCGAACCCAATGGGATTCATGCGGGAATATAACTTATCGTAGTATCGCGGTGGCTTAGATTTGCAACCGTTAATAATTACACGGTCATGAGGAAAAACATCAGTATTGAATTTTTCAAACCACTTGGCACCAATGCCAGGCTTGAGGGACATGCGATTAAACTCCTTACAACGAGTAATGATCTCGCCAGACGATAAATCAACATCACGATAATGAGCATCAGATTGTGAGCCTGTGATCTTCTTCATAATATAACGCGCAACATACGCAGCGGATTCGAAAGTAACCTCACCGACAGAAGAAAAACCAAATGTCCAAAGACTTTCCAAAGCAGCAGATCGATAAATAGGACTGCCGGCTGGACTATGATTAACTAGTTGTAAGTCAGCGAAAGAATAACCAAAAATACAAGCGTGATAATGAGGGCGTGCACCCATATCGCCATACTCTCCGCACATATAAAATCGGACAGGGGCTTTAACATATTTTCGTAGCCTTTTCATAAATAATTGAAAATGCCGATAATTGAGGGAATTATCAGAAGGCAAATGCTCACTAGAATAAGTAAGAGTAATAAAACAATTCTGCTCATGTAGAGAAGCCTCATGCATACATCGGACAGCCCATTGCCTAGAACGTTCCAGTCGGCAGCCAATACATTGACCGCATGGAAGCGTAAGAGATGAGACAACATCACCACGTTCTACAAAAACGACTTCGCCATTGGCAAGTCGATAAGCAGATAGAGGTGAATAGCATGGCATTAGAGACGGAAACCGCCACGCATAGGATGTGGCTGTATATTCGCACCTTTAGTACGAGTAGAAGCATGATTAAACTTGCGAGCAGATTTATGCTTATTAACTTTATGCCTAGAAACTCTCATCAAAATAACTCCTTTTAAAAAAACCGTTGGGGAAAAAAGGTGAACCTAAAAGAGATTAGGTGTCACCTAGAACAGTTACATCAAGTATAGAACTGTTCAAACCGGTTTGTCAACCGGGATAATTGGCTGAATAATCTCAGCCTTAGGCATGACTAAGCCAAGCTTCTCAGCCTCAAGACGATTAGCCTCGTCAGAGCAAAAAGCCACAAACTCCTGAGGGTCGTTGTGAAAGCGATAACGCAGATCAGCGTCAAGAGTATCGAAAGCCTCTTGAGCATCATTAACCGCATTAACAGCGGATTGGAAATCAAAGATTCCAGTGAAGTCACCATAAGTAGGAAGCCTGGACGTCATAGGAAGCTTACCAGTCACTCCAAAATTACGCAGTATGGTATTTATGTCGGAAGGAATTAAGTCGGCTTGAACAGCCAGAGAAGGGTCTTTACAGACCAATCCAGACTCATCAGAGGCAGCCATAGTGTCATAGTTATAAGCAGTACGCAAAAACGGTGTAATAAATTCAGAAATGTGTTTCATTTGTATCTCCCAGGTAATTGATAGCCAGATTTAAAAGAATGAAGAAGATTAACAGCCTTAGAAGCACTCTCAACATAAGGTGCTATATTTTTACCATAAAAACCCTGGGAAAAACCCTCAGTAGGAGTATGAATAGTATGCTCTTGTTTATTAAGAGCAGTAGAAGAACCCTTTAAAGCGGTATCAGCTACAAGATTACGAAACTCGGCATTTGAAGTAGCCTCGCGCCAAGAACGAAAACCCATATCAACAGCACGTTTGTCCAGGGCTTTTTGAGTAGTCATCTCAAGACCAGAAATAACATTATCAGTAGCAGCCTTAGAAAAACGAGCATTATATTCCTCTTTACCAGTAGCAACACGTTCAGGAAGGTTAGCAATTTCAGCATTTTTAACCTGATTATCCAGGGAAGTACCCATAGTCTCAGTAGAAGCTTTAAGCGTTTGAGCAGAATTCAACATAGCCTGAGAATTTTGCGTTTTAACCTGAGCAGCAATCAATTGCTGAGTAGCTGCGTTAAGACCACCCTGAGAAGCAGAAGCAGCAGAGTTTTCAACATGAGCCTGTTGCAAAGTAGGTTGAGGCGATCCGCCTTGACCATAAGCCAACATAGGATTAAGCCCTGCAGCTTTCAGGTCAGTGACCTTACGCTGCATGGAAGTATTAGCCAACTCAATAGAAGTTGCATTATTAGCAGCAGCAATATCCCGATTAGTGTCATTAGCAGACTGCTGACCCATAAAATTGGCTAAACCCCCAATAATGGGGGCGCCAATAGCAGCCATAGTTAGAGGATCCATAAAATCTCCTTAGAAATGGTCAATCATGCCAGGTACAGAGTACAAAGGCATAGGACGAACAGTGCGTATATTAATAAGAGAATCCAAAATAAATTGTTGTCCATTAGCAGAAGCACCGACAGCGACAATACGAGACATAGGGGGAGTATCCTGAATAAACGTAGTATTCAGAGTAGGTAGTGCAGTAAACTTTTGAGCCAGATGCCAACCATCAATGGTACCGGCAGAAGTAGACTTGAACAAACCAGTAATAAGAGAAGGTAAGTAACGATATTCAGCCCAACGTTCTTGATAACCGAAAGCAGTTGCATCAGCAGCAGTCCCTTGACAGAAGATTTCCTTGTTTAATATAGCTTGTTCACCAAGCATAGCAAACTCAGGAAAGTAAAAATCATATCGAGTAGAACGTGACCACATTTTACGAAGACCTTGCTGATAAGTAAGGTCAGCGCGAACTTGAATGAGTCCAATGATGTGACCATGTTCCGTAAATGATTGAGAAAAACGATTGTTAGAAGAAATAACATTACCCATAGCAGACAAAGTACCGACAGGGGTAGAGCCACCTGTCAAGCCAGTGGCAGATGTCTGAGCAATTGGATTAATATTAATAGGGGTAGAACCACCGCCCAGATATTCTGGACGTTGGAGCCTGGCATCAGGACTAATAACACCAAAGTGAGCCCGAACCAATTCAGTATATCGAGTACCGCCACGAGCATCCC